GTCCTCGTAATTACCCATAACATTTTGAATGCTTTTATTAGTGTCGTTGCGTTCTTTACCGTTCAAAGAAACTTTAGAACCGTCTTGATCCGTATAATAGAAGTCCACATTGACTTTTACGTTGCCCAATTTTTGTTTTGAACCTTTTCTTTCTATTACGTATTCCAACCCGTTAAGTTCGAAGATCAATTTACAGCTAAAAGAGTCTGAAGTGCTGTTCATTACTTGAGCTGACTTTGTAGTTCTTGAACATTTATCAAATATACAATAAGCAATTGAGTCCAATAACGTAGACTTACCGCTTGCATTGGGTGCAAATATGCCGTAAGTACCGTTCATGTTAGAAAAGTCAATAAAATTGCCCTTGCCGTAGCTAAACATATTAGAGAATTCGAAAGTCTTAGGAATCCAAATAGAATTTCTTGGAACTTCTGACTTTGGTAATGCATCGTTGACTACTTTGTTGATCTCGCAAATATCTTTTACTGACTGCTCGTCTAAATCGTACTTTTCCTTCAAGAAATCTACTAATATAGTATTTTGATAATCTATGTTTCTTACATCATGTACATTTAGTTTCTTATTTTCGTTAGAAGATGTAGTAAAGTCTCGTATTTTCATTAAAGAAGTCTCTAATACGTTGTGTTCTTGTTTAATTTCAGCTACTATTCGCTTAATTTCTGACTGATCAGTGTTCCTATATTTGACTCTAAGGTATAAATTTCTAGGTAATTGCGGTAAAGGTTGATAAACTCCTGCGTCCACTTCAATAGTATAGAAAGCAGTGTCGTTTTCTATCTCTACAAACTCTGCAGACTTAGTAGCAAGATCCCAAACGTATATGCCGTGTATTAAAGACTCAGCATGATTCTGTTGTATCAAAGATCCTGGATATCCGATTGTCTTGGCTTCGTTTAGGAATTGTGTTTTGTGTATATCTCCTAGTAAAACTAAGTCAAAGCCTTCAAAATCTTCTACTTTCACATCGTTATCGAAAAGACCGAAGCCGCTTTCTGTTACGGTGCCACTAACGGGACCATGATACAAACAGATCTTAAAGTCGTTCTCTGTTCTAAAACATTTTGGATACTCAGTGTGACTGTCAAAAACCGACCAGTGGTAAAAAGTAACGTTGTTGTCGTAAATGTCGTAAGCACAGGTCTTCTTAAGGTAAGTTAAGTTAGGATGGTTCAAAGCATTAACGATGGGAGTCAACGCATCCATTCTATGATCGTTGTTTAAGTTCGCATCGTGATTGCCAGGAATCAATAATACTTGCCCAATGTCTGCTAGGCTTTTTAGGAAAGTTTGCACCTCTTCTACCAATTCAGGAGTTACGTCTGTCTTAGCGTGCACAATATCTCCAGTCAAACAGATTAGATCGTCTTGTGTAAAATTTTCTTTAATGTAGTCGTAAAGTCTCTCAAACACTCTTCTGTACTCGTCGTGTCTTTTGAAGTTGCGAATGTGTATGTCGCTTACTTGAAATATTTTTCTTAGCATGGTTTAACCCATCATTTTTTTGAGAATAATCTCACCGAATGTTAACGGCTTTGCTTGTTGTAATAATTTTGTCATATTTTCGAAACCTAAATCTGATGGATCTTTACCATCTAATTCTATTAAATAGACTTCCTTACCCAAATTTATTAATTGTTCTGAGTAAGTCAATGCTTCCTTAAGAGCATCCTTGTCCAAAGCCAAATATACTGTTTTTACTTGAGATTCCACAAGTTTCAACATCAGTGCCTTTGGAATAGATTTTCCGAATAGTGGAACAACATTTCTTTTTATAGCGATTGCGTCGAATATGCCTTCACAAAGTATTACTGGTACTGACCAATTCACGAAGTATTCCATACCGATTATTTCTGTCTTTTGAATAGAAGGTGCGTCGTACTTTTGATATGGATCCTTTTCGAAAGATCTAGCAATAAAATAATTCACTTGGCCAACTTTATCGTAAGAGGGAATAATAACTCTATTGCGATATCTCCCAGTTTTACAGTATCCAATGTTATATTTTCTAACGTCAGACTCATTGATGCCTCTATTTTTTAAGTAAACTGCTGCGTGACGATACTCAAGAGATTTATCGTTTTCTGTCATTGAAATAAATTCTTTTGGCAAAAATACTTTTTCCGCAACTGTATCGTCTAACTTCGTTCTATCGTTGGAGAAATAGCTTTTCATCTCTACCATTCTCTCTTTGTCCACTCCTAACTTTTTGAACAAAGACACAGGAGTTTTGCCTTTTGTGGCAGGGTGGCATGTCCAACAGTTGTATTGCCCCGTTGAAATATTGACTACTAACTTTGGCTTTTTGTGATTGCAAATTGGACAGTGGAATGAGTGGTCTTTCTTGTTTTTGTCAGGTTTAGATTTTCCCAACACAGATTCCAAAAGGCCCAAAACTAATTGTTCGTTCTCCATGAATTGAATATACAAAAAATATTTCGAATAAAAAAACTAAATCTTTGTTGAGCGCACTTGAGACTTAAGTTTTTTATTGTCCTGTAAAATAATTATTTTTAAAACCTTCTACTACAGGGGGAAAACAACAACAGCAGCAGTAATATGGATCTATCTAAACTACTAAATATCCAAGAGGGAGAACAGAAGAAGAATTTAACAGAAGACGAAATACAAGCATTGTACATATATCTAAATATGCAATTTGATAGTATGTCTGATCAACAAAAACTTTTGTGGATTGAAGCAATGAAAACATTGGACCCCGAATTTAATGATTACGAAGATGATTAAAATATACGTACTAGAAGGTTGCGATAAATGTAAAAAATTAAAGTCAACATTAGATAAATTAAATATCAAGTATAATTGAAAAGAAAGAGGTCAATGGGTACAACACATTAGGATTCTACTCGATAGATAATATCATAGAATTCGTAAAGAAAGATTAAATTAACATTATGAGATACAAACAACTGGTTACTAAAAAATTAGGTGAATTGATTAATATGATCATGTACCAAAATTCGCAAATATCGCAATTGCGCCCTCCACAAGAGTTAAAAGAAACGTTAGAAAAAATGCAATACAAGATCGGCGAGATCCAGCATTTGATCGATACAGAACACGACGCTTAATTAAAAATAAAAAGTTATGAAAATGAAACAGCTTACAGAAGAACAGATCTTAGAGAACTTACAAAAGTTTTACGGTCACATTGACAAGTATATCTCTTCGGAAAGAAAAGATGCTTTAATGGAATTTTATAAATCCAGAGAAGTTACTCTAGCAATTAGTCCTGCCTCCACAAAAATTAGTCATCATAACTGTTTTGCTGGTGGATATGTAGATCATGTTAACAGAGTTGTTGAGGCTTCTTTAGTAATGGATAAAGTGTGGGAGCGCTTTGGTCAGAAGAAAACTTATACCATTGAAGAATTAGTATTCTCTGCAATTAATCATGACCTAGGCAAACTGGGTACTAATGATGAGCCTTTCTATATTGCTAACGATTCTGATTGGCACAGAGAAAAGCAAGGCGCATATTTTAAGATAAATACTAATATGACTCACATGAGAATTGCCGATAGAAGTTTGTACTATTTGCAGCAAGCAAATATTCCTGTGACTGAAAACGAATTCTTGGCAATAAAGCTACACGACGGTCTTTACGAGGAAGCAAATAAACCTTATTACATAACATACAGTTCTGACGTAGAATTAAAATGTAACTTACCTTACATCTTGCATCAAGCGGATTTGATGGCGTCAAGAGTTGAAACACAAATTTAAAATGATTGGAATTATTTCATTATCGCTATGGTTCGCCACTATTTTTGGCGCAGTAGTATACAACCTTTATAGAAAAAATAAAAGATTAGAAGAGATCGTACTTAACCAAAGCAGTTTTGTTAACGATACTTTATCTTTACTCGACGATTTTAACGGATTAGTAAATAAAATCGATATGACAATGTGGGTTCAATCTGACCCAGAATTATTGTCACTTTTTGAAACTATAAAAGCAATCCAAGCTAGAGTTCAACAATTTACAGGAAGAAAATAATATGGCAGAAGACATACTGGTTGAACAAGAACAGGACATGGGCCTTACTATAAAGGGCACACCTAGAAAAAGAAAGCCAAAAACAAAAAATGTTTATTTTACAACAGAAACTGAAGAAGCAATTCTAAGATATCGTGCTGCTCCAAATCAAGCCGTTGCTAATCAAATCTACAATAAGGAAATTCACTATGCCTTTTATAAATTAGCAGAGAATATTATCCATACATTTAAGTTTTATTATACTGAAGTAGACAATATAGAAGATCTTAAATACGAAGTTATCTCTTTTCTTTTGCAGAAATTACACCTTTACGATCAATCAAAAGGTAAAGCATACTCCTATTTTGGAACTATTGCCAAGAGGTATCTAATCATTTACAATCAGAAAAACTACAAAAAAATGGTCTCTAAGATGCAAGTCGAGGAGATAGACAATGCAGATAAAACACACGAAACTTTAGTCTTAGAACCTGAATCCTCAGAAATCAATAGGGTCTCTGTAATAGATGAGTTTATAAAATATGTGGACGATAATTTAGTAGATCTATTCGAAAAAGAAGGCGAAATTAAGGTAGCAGATGCCATAATAGAAGTATTTAAAAAGAGAGAAAACATAGATATATTCAATAAGAAAGCGCTATTCATATACATAAAAGAGATGACGGATTGCCAATCCAATACTATTACAAAGGTCATCAAGAAGCTTAAAACAATCTATAAGGAAGTACTGGACCACCATATTGAAAACGTTGACCAGTGATATTTATTTAAAAAATCCTATGGAACTAGAAAAGGAAATCTTCCCTGGTAAGACATTGGCGCAATTGGTGGAAGAGGTTTATAACAAACATAAATCACAAGATTCTACCATAAAGAGCGAGATATTACGTTTGGCTGATATGATAGACGGCCCTGGAGACGCTATAGTACTTATGCCAATGATCAAAGGTTTATTGGATTCTAGCCTTAAGAACGACGAAGTTTTAATGAAAATTCTTAGTGCATTCCAAAAATCTGCTGATGCCAAAGACAAATCAGTAGAAGATGGAGGACTTTTAAGCGAGAAAGACATCGAACAATTAATGAGCGAAGTTACTTCAATAGCTCCAAAAAAACAACTACCTAGCGCATAATGAGTATATTCGGTAATAATTTTAAAGCCGATAAAACGGGTAAATTTGGTCAATACTTCATAATTGGTCGAGTTAAATCCATAGTGCAAGGACCTTTTACAAGATCTATACAAGCATACACTGCTCCTGATGGACTTCCTGCGGTTAGAGACGTTTTAGAACCTAACCCTGATTTTACTAGTTGGAAAGACTTAGGAAAGATAAGATTTGAAATGTTATATTCTAATCTTTCCGAATCCAAATTAAAACAAGTAACAGAACCGGCTTTTCCAATCTTTAGTTTTATAAAACAATACCCTCTGTTGGGTGAGATCGTTTTAATTATGAGTGGACCATCTCCTGATTTAAACGATGACTTCAATGCTAAACAGTTATTCTATTTTCCTCCTTACGCTTTATGGAATGGCGTTAATCACAATGCTTTTCCTAATATGGAAGAGTACGGCCAATACATAAGTAAAGCCAGTTCTAGACCAGAATTCCAAGGCAAAACTGATACTTTAGCTTTTAGACTTCCTTTGGGTAGAACATTTATAGAGAACGAAAGAATAAAAAACTTAAGGCCTTTCGAAGGAGATATTATTCTTGAGTCTAGATTCGGTCAATCAATAAGATTCGGAAGCACCGTAAAAGGATTAAAAGCTTTAAACTATTGGTCAGAGGCTGGAAATACTGGAGATCCTATTACCATTATTAGAAACGGTCAAGGTCAACCAATAGATTCCGATCCTTTTGCTTCTACTATTGAAGATATTAATTCAGACGATTCTTCTATATACCTAACTTCAGGTCAAAAAATAGTTTTAGAAGACTTGGTTAATTTTCCATTTAGATCTTATGGAAAAGCATTAGCAAAACAAACACAAACAATACTAGAAATAGAGCAAGCGCCTACTTCTAACGATATTTTATCAGCGCAACAACAAGATTCAACCGCAATAAGAAATAACTAATGTACGTTCCAGAATTTCCATATAAAGGTAAACAAATCATAATAAGTAGTGGAAGAGTAATCGTTCATGCTAAAGAAGATTCTGTATTTTTGTTCGGTAAAAAAAATGTGGGCATATCCTCTGCAGGAGAAATTCACTTGGATTCTAATGCTGAGGTTTTTATAAGCGCTCCTAAAATTAGTTTGGGAGAAAAATTAAATCCTACTAGTCAGGTTGGAATGGAACCGGTTTTGTTAGGTTATCAAACCAATCAAATCTTAATGAGATTAAGCGAAACCTTATTAGAATTAGGAACAGAATTAGGTAAAGTATCTGAATCAAATCTACCTGCTTCTATGCAAATATTGGCCTCTATAGGTCCTTTCATAGTTAAAAATGCACAAGCTGTAAATAACCAAGTAACTGGTGGAGGTATTGATCCAAGAGCAGCATTTAATCTTTCAAAAGTCGTATACACCAAATAATGGCAGATAATTTAATACCTAAAGCGCCACCAAATAACCTTCCTAAGACGGCTCCAGATATTCGTCCTAAAACGGCTTTTGAAAAATTATCAACGGACGAAGTAAGGCAAATTAATAAACTTAGTTCTAATTCAAACATATTACAACCGGATTCAACTGCAGAAGGATTAGAAAAAGCAATCATAGTTGCGGGTAAAACTATTAGTGATGTACGAGGAAAGATGGATAATCTTTTTTACGGTAAATTTGAAATAGCCGCAGCAACAGAAGCAGAAGAAAATGTTGTAAATCCAATGACCGGTTTTAAAGAGACTCTTGATAAGGGCATATTCTACGTAATGGATAAATTACTAGAAGTTGATATGTGTAACATTCTAGAGTACGCACTAAATCAAATACCCGGTGGAAAAAAATTCGATCCTAATGTAGAACCTAGTTCGGATGATCCTTTGGCTAGAAAAAAATACGAAATACAACTTAAAGCATATCAAGTACAAGTATTAATAGACGATTTTTATTCTTTGTATGGAGACAATAATACTTCTAAGAAAAAGAGCGCTTTAGTTGGATTAATCAAAAAAGTAAGATTTATATTAGAGGAAGCTTTAGGTATCACACCCGAACCAGCATTATCTCCTGAACAACAAATAGAACAGGAATCTGCAAAAATTTCTTTAGCTTCCGATAGTAGAATACAAAGTATTAGATCTTTAACTGGTCAAGATGGATTAAGGGACGCGGAATTAGTGGCCGCTTTTCCAGAATTACAATTGTTTTCCAATTTTTTGGAAGACGTTTACAGGGTATTTAACAAGTATTCAGACGTTAGAAACTTTCCTAGTCAAGACGTACAAAAAATTTTAAGAAAGATAGACGATATTAGAACAATAGCAATATCAATACAAAACTTAACAACAGTTAGCGGAGCAATTAATTTAGCTGATAGATTTTTGGACGGTAGAATTTCTAAGTTCATTAAAATGATCTCTAAATTAATAGATCCTAAAAAAATAATTCCTTTCTTAAAAATAATCATAGACGTATGTAGAGTAATTATAAGAATTACTAACACTATATTAAGATTTGTATCTTTCTTTAGTAATATTATAACTCTATTTTTATTATTGGTAAAAGTGTTTTGGATTTTAAGAAAGTTCTTTTTAGGTGTTCCTATTCCAAATGCGTTTACCACTGTAGGTACTACTACAGTTGCTGCGGATGTTTTGCAACAGACTATTAAAGAACTAGGATTTTTGTTCTTCTTAAAAAGATTAAAACAGATAAATCAATTTTTACAAACTATCATAGGATTTTTGAGAAGTTTAGTGACTAAGTTATTTACTTTAGTAGAAAAGATTACAGCCCTAATATTCAATATTGAAGCTTGTTATGCAGATTCAAGCGAATTATTAGATTCCGGT